CAATATTGGTCGGCGGTAAATAAATAAATGATAAATATGGGAGAAACTCACAAAACTCCAATGATTGGTATTGGAGGAATTACATTTCCTATTTTGGACATTAGAGTATCCAAACGATTAACCCTCATTTAATCGTCAGTATTTTCAAATGTCCAAAACCGGAATGGAATTCCTCAAAAACCAATCACCCAACCTGTTGTTGGTTTGTATATAATATATAATAATAATAATATTTTTGGTTAGCTTATAGCCCGGCTTCGCGCCGTTATACCCGTTTTCCTTCGGTGGATTAAATATTTATATAATTAATAATAATAAAATTAATCAAATGATGTGTGGGCACGAAATGAATGTGAGTGAATCATAACATGTCCACAACACCCCCTATGGTGTTGATAATGCCAGCCGCATTAGGGAAAATTGCAGTGGCGATTGGCCCGAGAACATTTTTGATGTCAGATAATATGCCTCTCGAAGCCATTTGGGTCGCGGTTATCCTTGCGAGCCCAAGGTCGCCCATTATGAGCGCCGGCGGCATGCCTTTCATGATCTTTTGAAATTTAGCATAATCCGCTCTGTTCACGACGGCCTCAGCGTCCTTAGGTGTGTTTGCAACGGCCGTCGCAGCCAAAATTGTGTCATCACTAAGCAGAAATTCGAAAGAATGGCTGGTGACGACTTGAACTTGCATTTGCAACCCACTCATTTGAACAACAGGCTCAAGAAACCCATTGTCGTAGAACACGGTGTCAGCAAGGCTGTTTTCATCGATTCCAAGCGCCAGAAAGTTCGGTACCTGAATTTTCTGGTTAACTTTTCCATCGATGGGTATGCTTAATATCATGTTCCACGTGAAAACCGCGGGGAATGTGCCGACTGCGATGTTCGCGATGTAACCGGGCACAGCAGCAGCGAGTTGTGATGTGAGTTGGCTGAAGAATGATGATCCAGCGCCGACTTGTATCATCGAATTAGGTAGTTTAGATTCGATGTGCACGGATTTGTAAGTGTTCACCGCAATGGTCACGGTTGTGTCGAGCTCAAGTTTCACGTCCAACGAGTAAGTATCGTTGACGCTGTTGTAAAAGTTGGGATACTTGGCCACGAGCGTGCTCACAAATGTGTCGAATATACGCTTGTATTCGGCGTTCGCACCGTAAAAGGCGACCATCAGACCCTGGTAGGTCGTGGCGATGCCAGCGAATGTCGAATTGTTCGCAAGACCTAATGAGGCCGTGCCGCTATCAAGACTGCTGGGTAAACCACCGGTGCACACTATGTATTCGTTTGCGCGTTTGATTCCACCATCGGGCCGCACGCCACCAGCGTCTTCACTGTTCGGGTCGACTGGAAGCAGCGGAGTTGTGGCTGTCGCACGTTGAGATGTGCAAACTACCACGTCACTGATGTTACAGGTGACTGCGTCGATCTTTATGTTGGGGTTAAACGTGCTTAAATTCTCGGCGTCGGTTATTCGTGCGATGTTATACACTCCATTCTTAAAAATTTCCTGCCCGCTCCATTGCAATTGCATAGAGCTAGCAATCATGCGAAATTGTCTGAAGTCCTCCTTCGAGACGACTACCAAATTACCTTGAGGGTCAGTAATCAAGTTTCTTTTATTTCCGAGAATGTAGGTATAGTATCCTGTTGGCGCTTCAACGGTATATGATTCAGCACCAATGATTGCGACTCCGTTTGATGGTGACCAAACAACCGCAGAAATTAATGGGCTGGACGCAAGCAGAAGCCTGCATTGGTCATCAGATTGCAGAGTGAAATTACAATCAAATTGCACGGGGTACTTAGGCGCCGCGATGTTATCAATGTTTAAACGCACCGCCCGTTGACCAACTGTACCAGCCGGATCGATTACGTTCATAACCAATCTCTGGATTGCACTCGTTGTCGATTTGCCTGGTCTCAATGGCGCTGACGATCTCGATGTCCGATTCGCTATCCTCGCGCTGTTCGATTCGTGACTGGCTGCGGCCTCGAACGCTGGCATTGTTGGCGGTGGTCGTTGATTTTGCGGTCTCGGTGGTCGTTGTGGTTTTGGCGGGCGTTGGGGTCTTGGCTTTTGGCTTTGCGTAGGTTGCTGTTGCTGTTGCTTCTTTGGTCGGCACGCTGGGCATAAGTGGGCGGAAGCTTTGCTTTGAAAAAGCCTCTTGCATTTGCTGCATTGCACTTGCACTGTGTGTTTTCGGCGTACCATTGCTGTATGTGTAGCAACTTTTGTTCTCGATGTTCATAAAGTAAAAGGTGTTTTAAAGGTGTTTTAAATTAGAATAATTCAAATAAATACGTATCAGATAATAAATAAAAGTTTAACAAACAAATATATACAATTTTACATAACTATACGTTTAATATGATTACTAATTACTACTCCATCTATTCATATCGAGACATTCAATAAGATATTTGTTTTGAAGTCTCGGTCTCTTAGATGAATCATAAGTGCATCTCTTCAAGAACCATAACATCGAAATGATTTCCTCTACGGAGATGTTGTACCCACGTTCACCATAATGTCTAGATGCAACGCATGCACCAAGGTAGTAATTGTTATTATTCAGAACATTTAATGAGTCAGCGATGCTAACTTTGGTTTCCTCCCAATCCTCTGGGTGTGTGTAAATTCTCGAAACGACCCTACTTACTCGTCTAACGACGTCCGGAAAGAAACCGGTGGGTGTTATGATATTAGCGAGAAATTCGCTCACCTCCGGGTGTTGTATTTTGACTTTATGACCAAGAACAGCGGTGATAGGTTTGTTATTGATCAGCTTCTCTTGAAAACGTGTCGATATTATGTGCACATCATCGCCTTTAAATGCAGCGAGGGCAATGTCTCCAAAATGGTAACATGCGCCAGTGATGGCCATATTCGCCACGGTGTTCCATGTCAATGTGTAGAGTGCTCCGGACGTCATTTGCCACATGAAATCAAACGTGCAATACGCCATAGTGCTTGCATCAAGCGCAGAAGCGTGGTATTTAGCGCGCATTGCGAGCAGCCACGCAGTTGTTCTCCTGGGGAAGCCCATGCGATTATATACGGCTTCTTGCAATCTGGCTAACCCGTTGCCTTGGGTGCAGTCGAACTGCGTGTGATCCGCGTCAGTCTTTGTCACGAATGGGTTATTGTATAACGCCAGATAGGGTGCGAACCACGCGGCGATTTCTGCATCCGAGCGGTCAATTGCGAGCAGCACGTTCGGTTTTGTTTTTGATTTAAATTCATGTATGAACGCTGATTCAATGCTCGCAAGGATACAATTCAACATTTTGCTCCATGCGGACACTCCTTGTCCCACTTTATCGGCGGTGTCGTATGCGGGTTTTCTAACTTCCTTCGGCTGAGTCTTTAGATGGAAGCTTATAATTGATTGTGAAGGTTCATACCATTCACGCATCAATTCACGGTATGCGTTGAATGCTTTGGACTCAGCACCGATCTCCTCAGCTAATCCGGCTAACAACTTATCGTTTATCCTTGTTTGTATTTCCTGCATTTTTACTTCATCGAGATCACCCGCATTCAGCATCTCGACAGTTCTTCGATACTCATCGGTGCACGTTAAAAGTTTTTGATTCGCTAACGCGTGCACGTCAACATTTGCTATGATCATTATCCTCACCTCTTCGCCCTTAGGCACATTTGTCTTGCCGTTGATCGAGACGACGAATTGACCAATCCATCGATGCACCGGTGCGGCGGTGATTCGACGACCGTCAAACGTGATCGACGCGAAATCCCTGGTGTTTATGTTAACGACTTCCTCGTCGATGACACCACGCACATTATCTGACACAACGTAGGTGGTCATAGTCGCACTACGTGTTATTGCATGCACGTACCCTTTCATCTCAGGTATCGGTGAACTGACGACTGAGTTATCATCGCCTAAAACAACCGCAGCATCCGCTTCGTTGTTAACCGTAAAAGTCTTGGTGTTACTGGTTAACTTTCTCAGAGTGCGGTTCAACCACGCGCTTTTCTTTCCTTTTAAGCTGATTTTCTCCTGCAGGTTTCTAAGATAATGCACCACACTTGCATACAACTCATCATTCGTCTTCTGACTTTGCCTCTTAAATTTGTCGGTCATAAACACTTCTAACCCTGCCAAGTATTTATCCAACACAGATTTTTCCTGTGTGTTAACAGCCGCCATATACCTTTCTAGAACGCACGAAATCATAGACATGCTGGACTTTCCGCATTGTTGTAATACGAACTGAAAATTTGACATTCTCGCACCTTGTATTTCAATGTCGTTGGTATTGATCATGCGTGGATCGATCCGCATGTTGAGTCCTGATTTGTTCTCTCGTAGCACGTTCGTGTTATATGCGACGGTTGTGACTCCAAACGCACTGTTTTCCTGTTTGAAGACTTTAACTAATATTTCTTCGATCGCGTTTATCTCAACATTCTCATTTGAGAAAGCGCGTAATGGTTCATCAGCATTGATTGAATTGCCGGTAGCAACGAAAGCGGCGTTGACGTCGCGCGTTGCAACGACTTGTGCGAAGTCGACGGCTTGTTCAATTGCTGTTCCGCCTGTAAGGTCTGTTACCTGTTGATCCCCATTAACCACTATAGTAGAGATGTGTTTGTTTTGCTCAGGTATGGTCTCACATGTCAGGTCTCGAAAATCCTTGCTGACCAAATCTAGGCCATGCGATTCAATTGGGTGTTCGTGCACATGTTCAAGTGCACGCACAGCCTTGCGTATTTCGGTAGCTCTGAAAGGTGGGTTATTACGTTCCCAATCGCTTGCGGTATATTCAAAAGCGCGGCGGGCAATTGGCTTGAACGGTGGATGATCAAACCAGTTATCAAGCGTGTGCAACGCCGCGTCTGCCAAATTCAAGTCAGTTACAATGGACATTGCGCCAGATGAACGCGTCAAGCCAACGTACGTATATGCACCGACATTATGTCGGATCTCCATGAAATCATCGATGTATAACGCAACCGCATTGTACGTACTGCCTTCAGATTCAGCAATAGTGTGAGCGGTTTTACCGGCTTTAACGAATTTTTCTTTTGCAGCTTGTGTGTAAGTTAACACAACCGCCGCACCAACGTCTTTGCTTTCAATAATTTTAATCGGCGAACGTAGTATGTTCATTGTTTTGAAGCCTTCGATGTGTTGTGACAGCAAGATTGCTACGTCAGTGCTTACTCTGTACGATTTGCGATTGTAATGTAATAGGTCCAACCTAAGGTCCGGTTTACATAACTCAAAATCACAGCATGGGATCTGAAAAGGATCACCCAAACCGTAAATTTTTGCTTTCGGTTGTAATCTAGCGTACAGGGCGATGAAGCACGGATTGACATGAAAGAACTCATCGATGAACAAGTACTTGTACGTATTGCTGGTCAGCAATCGCATTGCTTTAACGTAGGTCACTGCAGATGAAGCGACAGTTTCGTTCGCGTCATCGACGACTTTCCTAAATGGCGCGATTATCAACGCACATTTCGGGCACGTGTTCAGGAGTACATTTCGAGTCTTACGACAACCTGCGACACCGCATTTAACCATTATGTTATACTCGCCAGTGATGTCAACATTCGCCACAAGTGTAGCCGTTGTGGGGTCTTTCTTAAGCACGACGTCGTTGCGAAGATGACTGCGGAAAACATCTTGCTGCGTTTTACCGACATTAAATTGTGTTGGTGAACAAGTATTCTCATCCATCGCGCGGTCACATGAGCAGGTGTGGGTCAGTTGTTTACTCAAGACGATTTTATCGACCTTCTCAGCGACCTCGGACACATCAACGGCATGCCTAAGTTTCGCGTTCATTGTGGCTCTAATGAGGTAATATACCTCGGATGACAAGGCATTTGAGCCATCGTTTCTATGTATTTTTATATCCAAGCCCATTGTGTCAAAAGGGGTCTGTGGGTCATACGCCAAGGTTTTGGTGACGTAACTGTACCCAACTTTCGCGAGATTACAAAGCGTCCGATGCAGTGTCACATTGTAATTGAACGGGCAATCCCAAAGTATTGCTATCGAAGTACTGATGTTGAAGTTCAACTTTGCAATATAATCCGCGATGTGTTTCACCAATTGCGCCTCGGTATTCCAATCAAACGTTACGTAATTATGTTTCTTCTCGAACGCGTCCGGGCCAGTGTAATGCATCGCATAGTAATTTATGCGATTCATATACAACTGGAAATCACCGGGCGCACTCGCGATATCAATGACATGCGTAATGTTGTTGTCAATGAGGTACTGTTCCAAGTCCATCGCTTTGACCATCATATGGTTTTTAATTTGTTGTGGTGCGATGCGGTCGTATGTTGACTTGTTGTAAAGTCCACGAACGATATTAGGTTGATGAAACGTGCCTAAATTGGTGTAACCACCAATCGAACACGGGCGCGTCTTGTCAAAGTCCGCCTTCTGCTTATCACTGTGAAACACTACTACGCAACGTTTGGTAATTTTCAAACACATTGACTTAAAACAACACAAGTTGCAACCGAATATGCCGGTGCCGATTAACGGTAGGTAAACGGTGCCGGTAGCATGTTGGTTGATGTTATTTAGAATGTTGTTATAAGCCAAAGTTGTTGCTGCAGACGGATGTGATTCTTTCTTTCCTCTCTGGTTGTTAGCCAGTGCAATGATCAACGTGTAACCGTTGTATTGGGTTGTTACGGTGTTGTTTAATGGTAACTTTAAACCAGTCTTGTAACCCTTGAACATGGCGCCGAATGCGGCAGCCTGTCCTGCGCCATCGGTGCAATTTTCGTTGGCACAGTTGATATATGTGTCACCAGGGTTAAGTGGTAGCGTTCCATAATCCGCAATTGTATAGTCATACACAGCACAATCACA